AAAATAGAACGAGTCAACGGAAAGAAGAAAACCAATAAAAATTAACGAGTCATTTAAGTGAAGAAACCCGTAATCCAGTAGCGAGTCATAGGGGCGAAGAAAACCATTGTGAGTAAACGAGTCAATTAAACGAAGAAAACCAATGAAAATGAACGAGTCAATGAGGTCAAGAAAACCAATGAAATACAGCGAGTCAAACCCCATGAGAAAACCAGAGAATGGAAACGAGTCAATAACCCCGAGAAACCCAAGTGGATGAAACGAGTCAACAAAGATGAGAAAACCATCAAACACGAACGAGTCAACAGACATAAGAAAACCACTGGAGGCAAACGAGTCAGGAAATCAAAGAAACCCACAGATCGGTAGCGAGTCATTCGGGCAAAGAAAACCAAGAAAAGCAAACGAGTCAACATTAGCAAGAAAACCATAATGCATTAACGAGTCAACTAACCATAAACGAGAGGAACATATATGAGTGATATTAAAATAATGGTACGCGGTGCGTACGACATACAGAAACTACGCATCATGATGGGCAACAGAATCGTGGCTAACTTCAAGGCGAAGCTAGGCCAGAAACCCAGCATGAGCGAAGAGGAACTGGAGGAAGCAGAGAAAACAATTCTCTTAACGCTACGCACCTCATACAAAAAGATAACTGATGGCGTTACCACGCTGCCACGGCAGGTCGGCTTCAAGGGCGACGAAGTAATCAGCAGCTACACTGAGCTAGTGCTCGTGGATCAGTACCTCGGTCTAGAGCAGCAGGAAGACAAGCAGTTCAGCCGGTTGAAGAACGTGCTCAAAGATTTCCCCATCTACAACGAGTTCTTATCTGGCATATACGGTGTAGGTCCAGCGATGGCAGGTGTCATCGTGTCAGAAATAAACATACATGCTGCGGAATATCCGTCGAGCCTGTGGAAGTATGCGGGGCTAGACGTGGTGGGGGATGGCAAGGGGCGCTCACGCAAGAAGGAGCATCTTGAAGAATCCGAGTACACCAATAAAGACGGCGAGCTTGCTACGAAGATGGGCATTACCTTCAACCCGTTCCTGAAAACAAAGTTGGTTGGAGTACTGGGTTCGTCATTCATCAAGCAAAGCGCAACCAAGTGCCCGTACCGCAAGATATACGACGACTACAAAAACCGGCTAGCGAACATGCCAGCACATGCTGACAAGAGCAAAGGCCACCGGCACAATATGGCTGTTCGTTACATGGTGAAACGCTTCCTTGCCGATTTGTACGTAGCATGGCGCAAACTCGAAGGCTTACCCGTAGCTGAAGAATACAGTGTGGCTAAACTTGGCATCATCCATCTAGCGGCGTAAGGAAGCTAAATGAAAAAGTACGTAGTGATAAAACCATCAGATGTAGTTTGCATTGGGGTTGTTGCCCTGTTCTTGTTAGCAGCATGTGTTGCTGGCACTATGGAATACGGAGACGCAGAGCGGCAGCAGAAGCTGTACTGTGATATGTATAAGATATTCCAAGAGTCAAACGGCATGTACGGTTGGCCTGATTACAATCTAAACGCAAAGGAAATATGCGAATGAAAAAACAACCACCAATAAAACTAGTAGAAGATCGTATGCACTACACTGAAAGTGAAATACGACAAGCTGAGATAGAGAAGCACGTTGCTGCGTTCCTACGCAAAGGTGGCAAGGTACAAGAACTAGCTATGGACGCTACTGGATACGACCGCAGTGGCAGACAAGCCGAAACTTTTGTGATTAACCATCACGTACTACCCCCCAAAAAATCAAAGCAAAACTGGAAAGATGGACAGCTAAAAGGCTGGAGGGCAAAGGATAAAATTGACGAGGATTTGGGATGAAGGACGAGACTTTACCTTTAGCGTGTTCTTGTGGTGCTGAGATGGTCAGCATCATAGCGCATGACACCCCCGACCAACACGGGTATCGCAGGGGTTGGTTCTGTTTTACCTGCAAGCGGTGGGTTGACGCCGTCCACCGCGAACGACTAACTAAGGGACACGAGCTAAGACCGCATGGAGCTACTCAAGTATCAAGACCTTTGACCAGTGCCCTAAGAAGTATTACCACTTGAAGGTGCTCAAAGATGTGAAGGACGAAGGGAGTGACGCTACCGTGTACGGTAACGAAGCCCATAAAGCTGCGGAAGAGTTTATAAAACTAGGCGTTCCACTTCCCGCTAAGTTTTCATACTTACAAAAGATTCTTAATTCCCTGAATGCTATACGGGGTGAGAAGCACTGCGAGTTGGAGCTAGGTATAGCGGTAACAGATAAGGGTTACGTACCTTGTGCCTTTTCGGATACCGGTAGATGGTGGCGGGGAATTGCTGACTTACTAATTATTAACGGAGAGTCTGCGTTTCTCGTGGACTACAAAACGAGTAAGAATGCGAAGTACGCGGATACTAAACAACTTGACGTTCTTGCGGGGGCAGTGTTTACTCATTACCCCCAGTTGAAGAAGCTAAAGTCTGCCCTTGCATTTGTAGTAAGCAACGAGTTTGTCAGGAAAGAACACACTGCGGACATGGCGAAGTCTTACCTCGCTACGTTTACCAACGAGCTGGAACGGTTAGCGGGGGCAGAAGAGACTGGAGTATGGAACGCTAAATCCAGCCCTCTGTGCGCGTACTGTCCGGTAACTAAATGCGAACACCATAGGAGACGTTGATATGCCATACAAAAACAAAGCAGACAGGGACTACAAAACGGAGTACGCGAATTACCAAGGGACTGAGGAGCAGAAGAAACGCCGTGCGCAACGCAACAAGGCTCGGCGTGAAATGGAAGCAAAGGGGAAGGTGCACAAGGGTGACGGCAAGGATGTAGATCACGTCAAGCCCCTATCAAAAGGCGGTGGGGCTAATGCGGGTAACTTGAAGGTTAAGAGCGCCCACAACAACCGCTCGTACGCTCGTAACAAAGACCACTCGGTGAAGTAATGCAAATAGTTGATAACAGAGCAATCGTAATAAAGACTACGCGACCGCACCTGATAACGGAGCGCATCAAGAAGTCTAAAGTAGTACGCGAAACTGACGGTATGTACGAAGTTGCTGTGCACTGGGGGCTGGAAGAGGCGCAAGCGTTAGCCGAGCTTGGAGTCAAAGACGCACCGTCTACTATCATCCGAGACTACGAGTGGACGGGCAAGCTCACGCCGTTTGCACACCAGAAAGAAACAGCAGCGTTCCTAACCCTGCGCAAGAAAGCGTTTTGCTTTAACGAGCAAGGGACGGGCAAGACCGCAAGCATTATCTGGGCAACTGACTATCTAATGAAGATTGGAGCAATTACGCGAGTGCTGGTGATATGCCCACTGTCTATTATGAAGGCGGCATGGCAGCAAGACCTGTTCAAGTTTGCTATGCACCGTGGCTGCTCGGTAGCCCACGGAGATGCAGCAGCACGACGTAAGATACTAGACGCGGGATCAGAGTTTGTCATTATTAACTTTGACGGCGTAGCTGTAGTGAAGCAAGAGATACTCGATGGTGGCTTTGACATGATTGTGGTGGACGAAGCCAACGCTTATAAAAACGTCAAGACTAACCGCTGGAAGGTCATCAAGGAGCTTTCGTCTGCCGTGGAGTGGCTATGGCTGCTTACAGGTACTCCAGCAGCACAATCCCCTGTAGATGCGTACGGTATAGCTAAATTAGTTAACCCAAGCACACCAAAGTTCTTTGGGACATTCCGCGATTCAGTGATGTACAAAGTAACTGAGCACGTATGGAAACCAAAGATAACTGCCGACAAAACTGTACATGCGCTGCTACAACCAGCTATTAGGTTCGAGCGAGACCAGTGCCTTGATCTACCAGCGGTAACTTTTGTAGAACGTGATGCGCCGTTGACCCCTATGCAGAAGTCGTATTACACCACGCTAAAAAACCAGATGACCTTTGAAGCCGCAGGAGAGAAAGTAACTTCGGTTAACGCAGCTACTAATATGAATAAGCTCCTGCAAATCTCAGGGGGTGCGGTGTACTCGGAGACTGGGGAAGTTATAGTATTTGACGTAAGCAACAGGTTGAACGTGGTGCTTGAGGTTATACAAGAAGCATCACACAAGGTGCTAGTGTTCGTGCCATTTACCCATACCATAGACTTACTAAGCGAGTTCTTAACCAAACATAAAATAACTAACGCTGTAATCTCCGGCAAGGTATCGGTTAACAACCGCGCCAAGATCATTCAAGACTTCCAAGAGAAGCCTGACCCCTACGTGCTTATCATTCAGCCACAAGCTGCATCACATGGACTTACGCTAACTGCTGCGGATACTATAATCTGGTATGCCCCAGTAACAAGTGTAGAAACTTATCTACAAGCAAACGCACGAATTAACCGTCCGGGCCAACACCACCCTATGACTATTGTGCATGTACAAGGAAGTAAAGTTGAAAATAAGCTATACAGTATGCTTCAACACAACATAACTAACCACAATAAAATAATTGATCTTTATCGACAAGAAATTGAAATAAGTAGTTGACAATGTCCAACACAGTGCTAAGATCGTCCTCCCACACAACCGAAGAGGGCATTATGGGCAACATAACCCCAGACAAACTTGCAGCAGTCTACTTAAAGATTCGCAACAAGATAAGAGATTTAGAAGCAGAGATAACCCAACACAAGGAACAGATGGAAATAGTAAGCAACAAGATGCTTGAGTTTTGCGCAGAGGGAAACATCAATAGTATTAACACACCGGAAGGCACTATATCCCGCAGGATATCTTCTAGGTACTGGACTAGCGACTGGGAGTCTATGTACAAGTTCATACACGACAATGATGCTGCGTTCTTGCTAGAGAAACGTTTGAGCAACGGAGCCCTTAAAGAGTTCCTTACCGAAAACCCAGACCTATGCCCTCCGGGGTTACAGTCTAACAACGAGTACGTAATATCCGTACGTAAACCAACTAATAATTAGGAGTTACATATGTCAAATGAAGTAAGCATATTTGGAGACCAAACTAACGTAGTGCCGATGGGAGACCGCAGACCAAGTAAGTTGGGGCAGTCTCTTGTTTACCGCGCAACGTCGCGGCGCATTCAGACCAGCATCAACGGTACGTTCAAGCGTTTAGTAAACGGTGAGCAAATAGGTGCCGCAGTACGTTCGTCGATGGAATTCATCATCGTTGATCTACTGCCCAACGTATCCCGTGTGTACTACCGCGAGAAGTTTGACCCCAACAAAGAAGCTACACTACCCAACTGCTGGTCTAACCTTGGTGACAAGCCAGAGAATAACGCACCAGATGCTCAGCATAGCAACTGCGCGACCTGCCCCATGAACGTTAAGGGTTCAGGAGAAAATGGGGGTAAGGCATGTCGTTACCAACGGCGCATAGCAGTGCTTATAGCCGGTGACCCAACGGGCGAAGTTTACCAGTTCAACATCCCCGCTAAGTCTTTATTTGGCAAGGGCACTGACAACACGCACCCATTCGAGCAGTACGTTAAATTCCTACTTGCCAACGGTGAGTCTCCAGATACTGTAGTTACTAAAGTATTCTATGACGACAACGCGGACACAATGGAGCTGTTGTTCTCACCACGACGCACTTTAAGTGACGCGGAGTATCAACTGGTGGTAGCTGCTCAAGCACAAGCAGAAACTTCTAACTACACTAAGATTACTGTTGCTCAAGCAGATGGAGTAACCCGAGCTCCGGCTAAAACGGAAGCACCAGCACCAGTACCTAAGGTTGTTCGTAGCGCATACCCAGACGACGAAGTTGCACCCGTAGCTGCGGAACCTACAAAACGTATGAGCAAAAAAGACACTACACCAAAGCCCGTAGTTGACCTTTCTGCTGTTATAGACATATGGGGCGAGGCTGACGCGTAACATGAGCTACGGA